AGGAAGTCTTTCCGCATACTGTGGTGCAGTCAGCGCTGCATGTGGTGCCGGCGCTACGGACGGAGCCGACAGGCGGTGGTAGTGCATCATATCAAGCACGTGGATGAGTTCCCGGAGTTGGCTTACGAGGATAGCAACCTGGTAAGCCTGTGCCAGGCCTGCCACAATAAGGCGCACCCGGAAAAGACCCGGGCGGCCACAGCAGGACGGCTTCGCTGATCCCCCCCCTCTCGCCCTGCGGAGATGGACTGATGGGCTAATGGCGTGGGTCAGTCTTTCCAATAGAGCCGCCATATGAGACTTTTTCGGGAAGGAGGCGAGATTTTGGGACGAGTTGCAATCACGCGCGAAACCATTAAGGCGCAAACTGTGACCGCTATGAAAAAAATGGAAACTTTTTATCCGGAATACGAGCCGATAATTGAGATTTACGCCGGACTACGAGAGCAATATTACCGGCTTAACGCGGAGTATGCAGACGGAAAAAGTTACCACTACGCCACGCCGACGGCAGATGGCGGCGCCAAAAAATCCCCGTTGTCCATGACCATTGAGAGCCTGCGTAAGGACATCCTGCTGTACTCCGACCGGCTAATGCTCAACCCCAAGGCCCGGGCCGACGCCGGCAAGGGAAAGCCTAAGAAATCCAGGCTGGCGGAGGCGCTGAAGGATGGCCCGTAAAAAGGCGGAGCGTTATCCAAACTGGGCGACGGTTATGGAGTACGTGGACTCCATCCTGGAGGGGCGGAAGATCGCCTGCCCGGAGCTGATCCAGGCGTGCCAGCGGTTCAAACGAGACCTGGAGGACCCAACTTGGGACTTCCGACCCAGGGATGCGGAATTTGTGATCCGGATTATCGAGACCACTTTTGTGCACCAACAAGGGGAGCGCCTGGACGGGACCCCGCTGCGGGGCCAGCCGTTCCTGCTGGAGCCGTTCCACAAGTTTATTGTGTATAACCTCCTGGGCTTTTTCCTGACAGGGACCAAGGAGCGGCGCTACAAGGAGGCCCTGATCTACATTCCCCGAAAAAACATCAAGACATCGTTTGCCGCGGCGCTGGCCTGGGGTCTGGCGCTGCTGAATCGGCGGAGCGGGTCTAAAGTCTACATCGTGGCGGCGGCGCTGAAGCAGAGCCTGGAGTCCTTCAACTTCGTCAACTTCAACCTGGAGCAGATGGGGGAGAAGGACAACTTCCGGGTAATCGACAACAACCAGGAGCACAGCATCCAGGGGGACCTGGGAGACGGCTCCATCTTCATCCAGGCCCTGGCGGCCAACCCAGACCGGCAGGACTCTCTGAACTGCAACGTGGCCATTGCAGACGAGATACACGCCTACAAGACCCCAAAGCAGTATAACATCATCCGGGAGGCCATGAAGGCCTATACCAACAAACTGATGATCGGCATTTCCACGGCCGGCGACAATGAACAGGGCTTCCTAGGCCAGCGGCTGAAATACTGCCGCAAGGTTCTGGACGGGACGATCCGGGATGATCAGTATTTTATCTTCATCACCTGCGCCCCGGAGGGGGTCAAAGACGGGACCGTGGATTTCACGGACCCCAAGATCCTGGAGATGGCCAACCCAGCGTATGGCGTCAGCATCCGGCCGGCGGACATCCTCAACGACGCCCTGCAAGCGGTAAACGATCCGCAGCAGCGGAAGGACTTTTTCGCCAAGAGCCTGAACGTCTACACCAACGCCATGCGGGCTTGGTTCAATATCGACGAATTCCGCAAGAGCGACGCGGGCTATGACTGGACGGTAGAGCAGCTGTCCAGGCTGCCCATTGACTGGTACGGGGGCGCGGATCTCTCCAAGCTCCACGATCTGACAGCGGCGGCTCTGTTTGGCCGCTACAAGGATGTGGACATCATCATAACCCATGCGTTTTTCCCAGTGGTGGCGGCTCATGTCAAGGCGGAGCAGGACCATATCCCGCTGTTCGGCTGGGCGGATGACGGCTGGCTGACGCTGTGCAATTCCCCGACGGTCAACCACGCCGACGTGGTCAACTGGTTTATCGACATGCGGCACCGTGGCTTCAAGATCCGCCAGGTGGGCCATGACCGTAAATTCTGCCGGGAGTACTTCGTGGCTATGAAAAACGCCCGGTTTAAAATTATCGACCAGCCCCAGTATTACTACAAGAAGTCCGAAGGCTTTCGGCACATCGAGGCGGCGGCCAAGAATGGGAAGTTCTATTACCTCCACAGCGAGGCCTACGAGTACTGCGTGGCCAACGTGACTGCCGTGGAAAAAACGGATGACATGGTGCAGTACGACAAGATCCGGCCGGAACAGAGGATCGACCTGTTTGACGCCTCTGTGTTCGCCTGTGTCCGATACCTGGAGAACATGGAGAAATCTCAGAAGGCAAAGGAGTGGCTTGGCAAATGAGCAAGAGACGGCGGGCGCGGCCTGCGCCCAGAGAGCGCCCCCAGCAGACTCGAAGCGTGGCGTGGCTATGCTCGCCGGATGCCTACGACAGCCTGTGCTGCCAGGGCTATGTGAGTCTGGCGGCCAACCCGGAGATCTGCGCCGGCGTGGATACCATCGCCCGGCTGGTGGGTTCCATGACCATCCACCTGATGGAGAATCAGGCGGATGGGGATGTGCGGATCATCAATGAACTGAGCCGTAAAATTGACATTGAGCCCAACGCTTACATGACCCGGGCGGACTTCGTTCACTGGATTGTACGGACCATGTATCTGGAGGGCAACGGAAACGCGGTTGTGTGGCCCCGGACCCGGGCGGGCATCATCCGGGATCTGCAGCCCATCCCCTCGGCGTTTGTGTCGTTCATCCCGGACGGCTGGGGCTACTGGGTGATCATCAACGGCAAAGAGTACGATCCGGACGATGTGCTCCACTTTACCCTCAACCCGGACCCGCTCTATCCCTGGCTGGGGACCGGGTACCGGATATCCCTGGCGGACGTGGCCCAAAACCTGAAGCAGGCAGCAGCCACCCAGAAGGGCTTTATGGAGTCCAAGTGGAAGCCCAGCCTGATCGTCAAGGTGGATGCCCTGACGCAGGAATTTTCGGGCCCGGAAGGGCGCCGGGAGCTGCTGGAGACTTACATTGACACCACTCGGGCCGGAGAACCCTGGATGATCCCGGCGGAGCAGTTTGAGGTGGAGCAGGTGAAGCCTCTGACCCTGAGCGATCTGGCCCTGGATGCCATGGTGACGCTGGACAAGCGGACCGTGGCGGCGGTGCTGGGGATTCCGGCCTTTGTGCTGGGGGTAGGAGACTTCAACCGGGAGGCGTGGAACAATTTTATCAACACGACGATCATGCCGCTTGCCCGGAACATGGAGCAGGAGCTGACCAAGAAACTGCTGTATTCCCCCAGCTGGTTTTTCCGGTTCAACAGCTGGAGCCTGTTTAGCTACTCCATCAACGAGCTGGTGAGCGCCGGCGCGGAGATGGTGGACCGGATGGCCCTGCGGCGGAATGAGTGGCGAGGCTGGGTGAACCTGCCGCCGGACCCGGAGATGAATCAACTGCTTGCCTTAGAGAACTATATCCCGGCGAATCGACTGGGCGACCAGAACAAACTGAACGGAGGAAAGTGATATGGAGAGAAGGTTTGCGATTCCCCGAGATGGTAATTTCCAGACCAGGGCGGAGGACGGCAACCTTTACATTGAGGGGTATTTTGCCGTCTACAATTCCCGTTACAACCTGTGGGACGGCGCCTATGAAACCATCGCTCCGGGCGCCTTTGACGGAGAGACCGGCGGCGATATCCGGGCCCTGACCAACCACGACACCACCCTGGTGCTGGGCAGAACCACGGCGGGGACCCTGACCCTGCGGACCGACGAGACGGGGCTGTGGGGCTCCATCATTGTCAACCAGGCAGACCAAGATGCCATGAACCTATATGAGCGGGTCAAGCGCGGCGATGTGTCCCAATGCTCCTTTGGCTTTGACATCCTGGAGCAGGATGTCCAGTACCAGGACGGAGAGCCCACCGTGTGGATCATCCGCAAGGTGCGGCTGTATGAGGTGAGCGTGGTGACGTTCCCGGCCTACACAGACACCTCCGTGGAGGTCCGGCGGGCAGAGTTCACCGACCTGACCCACAAGCGGAACGAGGCCTGGAAATCCCAGACACTAGCGAGATTACGAGGCGGCCATTGAAAGGCGGCCGGTCACGCTCGATTTTTTACTTGAAAGGAGAATAACCATGCTGAAGATCCTAATGCTCAAGCGGAAACTGGACGCCAAGCGGAGCGAGCTGAAAGCCCTGGAGGAAAAGGACGCGGAGTTCCAGACCCGGGAGGCGGCGCTGGAGACGGCCATCGGTGAAGTAGAGCCGGGCAACACGGAGCAGGAAACCGCCATCACTGCCGAGGTAGACGCCTTTGAAGCGGACAAGGCCGCCCATGAGACAGCAAAGCAGACCCTATCTGCGGACATTGAGAGCCTGGAGACCGAGCTGGCGGACCTGGAGCGCCAGGCCCCAGCTCCAAGAAACCCGGAAAATCGGGAGAAAGTGAGAGGTGCTGTACATATGGAGACCCAGATCAACATTCGGAGCCTGCCCATGGGACGCCGGGCCTTTGACGCACTGCCCATGGAACGGCGTGAAGCCATCGTGGCACAGTCTGACGTCAAGGATTTCTTAACCCAGCTGCGGAGCATGAAGGGGCAAGCCCGCGCTGTGACCGGCGCCGAGCTGGAAATTCCTGTAGTATTCTTGGAGCTGATCTCCGAGAACATGTTCCGGTACAGCAAGCTTCTGAACCGAGTAAGGGTCCGCAACGTCCGGGGCGAGGCCCGACAGACTATCGCCGGCATCGTGCCGGAGGCCGTGTGGACAGAGATGTGCGGTGCCATCAACGAACTGACCTTCTCGTTCGGCCAGGTAACTCTGGACGGATATAAGGTTGCCGGCTATGTGGCCTTGTGCAACTCCATCCTGGAGGACAACGACATCAACCTGGCTGGCTGGATCGTGGAGATGATTTCCGAGTCCATTGGTCTGGCGGAGGACAAGTCGATCCTGTACGGCAAGGGCGCGGCCAGCAAGATGCCGCTGGGTATTGTGACTCGGCTGGCACAGCAGAGTCAGCCTGGTGACTACCCCGCTAACGCTCCGGCCTGGGAGGACCTCCACACCAGCAATATCCTGAAAATCGGCGGCGCTGGCGTCACCGGCGCGGAATTCTGGTCTGCTCTGATGAGCGCCACCGGGGCCACCTACACGCGGTATAATCGCGGGACCATGTTCTGGGCCATGAACTCCAAGACCTACGCCACCCTCAAATCTAAACTCATCACCTTCACCGCAACCGGCGATATTGTGGCGAATCTGTTTGGAAGTTTGCCCATTGTGAATGGCGATGTGGAAATTCTGGAGTTCATGCCGGACGGCGACATCGTGGGCGGTTATGGCGATCTGTATCTGTGGGTGCAGCGGGCTGGCATGACGATTGAGCAGAGCCGGGAGGTGCAGTTTATCCAGGACAATACCGTGTTCCGCGGTAAGGCCCGGGCGGACGGTATGCCCATCATTCCCGGCGCATTCGTGGCCATCAACATCAACAACCAGGCCGTGACTACCGCCATGGACTTTGCAGCGGACACCGCCAACGACGCCCAACTGTCCGACTTGGCGCTGACCGGGGCCACCATTTCCTTCGACCCGGAGACCTACACCTATACCGCCACAGCCACCAGCAACAGTCTCAAGGTGGAAGCCACTCCGGCACAGCCCACCGCCTTGGTAAGCATTACCGCCAACGGCAAGCAGCTGCGTAACGGAGGAACCGCTGCTCTGACCGCCTCCACAGTGAACCCCATTGCTGTGACGGTGAAGCAGGGCAACGCGGTGCGGGTCTACACCCTCAATATCACCGGCGCGTCCGGAGGTTAATCTATGACGGACGCGGACATCTTGACTATGCTGCAGGTGGATCTGGGGGAGATGTACCCCGGCGAGCAGCGCAAGGCATACCTTCAGCAGGCCATTGGCGCGGCCCGGGCCTTTGTCACCCGGGAGGGGATATCCCTGACCGGGAGCATTGAGGACGGACAGCTGGTGGAGATGTACGCGGCGTACCTGGTCCGTAAGCGGGCCACAGAAGAGGCCATGCCGCGCATGCTTCGGTGGGCCCTGAATAACCGACTGTTCTCTCAAAAGGCAGGGGGTGTCTCTGATGCCCCTTGACTCTGGAACGCTGACCATCTGGCGGGGAACCAATACGGCCTCCGCCGGTGGAATGCCGGCAATGAAATATAAACAGATTTTGGGGGCGTATTACCAGGATCGAACCATTGGTGTCCAGCGGTGGTACACCGCTCAGCAGCATGGGGACCGGCCGGACTTTTTGGTGCGGGTGCCGCGCACCTGGGAGTTGAGTGCTGCTACGGACCGGGTGATCCTGGAGCCTTTTGGCTGGCAGGACAACGGCGGCGCGTACCGGATCTTGCAGATTCAGCAGGTGTTGGATGACAACGGCCTGCCGGCCACAGACCTAACGTTGGAAAGGGATGATGGGATTGATGCTGGAGCGCTTACATGTGGCGCTGGCGGCGCTGACTGAACGCTGCTGGCATTATGTGGCGGTTCCTAATACCACGCCGCCTTATATTGTCTGGGCAGAGGACGGAGACAACGATCTGATGGCTGGGAACGTCCATGCGGAGCGATGTCTGACGGGGACTGTGGACCTCTACACCAAAAAAGAGAGTGATCCGCTGGTTATGTTTATCCCGGAGGCGCTGGAGGGTATTGGAGCTGCCTATCACCTCAACAGCGTGCAGTACGAGGAGGAGACCGGGCTGGTCCATTATGAGTGGGTGTGGGAGGTGTTGCCCTGATGGCTAAGATCACGTTTCCGGGGCTGGAGCAGTATGAGCGTCAGCTATCCACACTGTTTAAAGACACCGAGCAAATTGCCGGTGCCGCCATCTATGCCGGTGCCGACATTGTGGCAGACGCCATCAAACGAAACATCGGCACTTTGCCGCAGAAAACCGGTGTGACGAAGCGTGGCCTTGAACGCGGATTTGGAATTGCACCACTACAGGATGATCGTGGCTACCTCAACGTTAAACTGGGCTTTGATGGCTATAACGAGAACGGTGTTGCCAACGTTCTCATGGCCAGGGTGTTTGAGAGTGGCACCAGTAACGTCCCCAAGCACCCGTTTGTCCGGCCTGCTATTAACGCCACCCGAAAACAAGCAGAGGGCAAGATGGCAGAGGTGCTGGAAACAGAAATTAGAAAACTTATGAACGAATGAAAGGAGTGTCACTATGGCTGGAATTGGCCTAAGCAAACCCTATATTGCTCAATATAGCTGGACGGGCGCGGGGGCGCCTACATACACCAATGGCATGAAGCTGGGAAAGCTGACCCAGCTGGAGCTGACCATGAGTGACGGGGAGCCCAACGTGCTGTATGCCGACAACGGGCCTTCGGAGAGCGACAACCAATTCTCCGGCGCGTCCCTGGCGGTTTCCACGGATGACCTGCTGCCGGCACCCATGCTGGCGGCTCTAGGTCTGAAGGCAGAGACTATCCCCACCACCGGCCTCACCACTCAGAACCCCCAGTGGATCGTCTACGATGACAGCCAGACGATCCCCTATGTGGGGTTCGGCGGGATCATCAAGAAGCAGCAGAACAATGTGACCAAATGGATTGCGGTGGTCTTCCTAAAAATTCAGTTTTCCAATCCTGGTGTGACGGCCGTAACTCAAGGGGAGACCATCGAGTGGCAGACCTCCACACTGAACGCCAATGTGATGCGCTCAGATGACACTACCCACCGCTGGCAGCTGATGAGTTCGCCATTGGACACGGAGGCGGACGCGGAGGCTGTGATTAAATCCGTGCTGGGGATTTCGGATGAGCCGACGCTGCAGGAATTGACTGTGGTCAGCGAGGCTGGCAGCACGAGCGGCACTACCAAGATCACAGTGACACCGCTCCTCGCCTATGGCAATCACTACGTGTACCAGACCGGGTCTGATGTGACGCTGCCGGAGGCTGAGGCGGACGTGTCCACCGGCGGCTGGCTTCCCTGGAACGGCAACGCGGAGATCACGGCCACCAACGGCCAGGAGATCGCCATTGTAGAGGCCAACGCCGAGAACCAGGCGGTGGGCGCTGGCAAGAGCACCGTTGTGGCCAACGGAGGTTAACATATGCGGACAGCGACAATCATCATCGACGGCCAGCAGCATCTCCTGTGCTTCTCCACCCGGGTGATCCGGGCGGTGACGGAGCGGTATGGAGATATTGTCAAACTGTATGAGGCCATCTCCACGAAGGACGCTGTTCACAATTTGGATGAGAGCATTTGGCTGCTGGCTGCCATGCTGGACGCCGGAGACCGATACGCCCGAATGCACAACTTGGACAACCCTGCGCCGTTGACGGCGGAACAGCTCTATGATGCCTGTGACATCTCGGACTTCGCACGGTTGCGGCTGAGCATTATGGAGACTGTGACCAACGGCCAGAAGACCCATGTGGAAGTTGAGCCTCCAAAAAACGGGGAGGCCGCCGGGGCGGGCGCCTGATCCCCGAGCGGTTTATCTGGTACGGCCTCCGGGTGGGGCTGACCTATGAGCAGGCGCTGGATATCCCATTCGGGGAGCTGTTGGATTACGTGGCCATCGAACAGATCAAGCACGAGGGGGCCTGGGAGAAGTCTGGCAGTACCTCGGAGGACGACGAGTTTTTTGAGCTGCTGAGCAGGAGGTGAGGACGTGTCTGTGGATATCGGCCCGAAGATCGGGATTGACGGCGAAGCGGAATTTCGCAAGGAGCTGCAAAACATCAACCAGCAGCTGCGGACCCTGGGCAGCGAGATGAAGGCTGTAACCTCTGCCTTTGATGCTGGAGACCGCAGCGAGGAGGCCCTGGCAGCCCAGACAGATGTGCTGAACAGCCAGATCGACGCCCAGCGGAAAAAGCTGGAGCAGCTGCAAAAGGGCCTGGCCGCCTCCGCCAAAAAGTACGGGGAAAACGATACCCGGACCCTGAAATGGCGTCAAGCAGTAAATGAAGCAACTGCAGCTTTGAACCGTATGCAGTCTGAGCTTCGCAGCTCCACAGGAGATGTTGATGACCTCGGAGACGCTATGAAAGACGCTACAAACAGCACAGGCGGCCTCGGGGACTCCATTGGTAATTTAATCGGCAAGGCTGGCGGAACGTTGGCAAAGGCCTTTGCGGTGGGAGCCATCGTGGAGGGCGTCAAATCGCTGACATCCGCTATGGTGGGGCTGGTGGATGAGACTATGGAGTACCGGCGGATTATGGCGTCTTTGGAGGTGTCCAGCCAGAACGTCGGCTACACGGCTTCCCAAACTGAGGAGATCTACCGTCAGCTGTACGCTGTTTTGGGAGATAATCAGACAGCGGCTACGGCCACCGCCAATCTGCAGGCGCTGGGGCTGGCACAGTCTCAGCTGACAACCCTAACGGACGCCGCTATCGGCGCCTGGGCTACCTACGGGGATTCCATTCCCATAGATTCTCTTGCAGAGTCCATCAATGAGACGATCCGTGCCGGTGAGGTGACGGGGACGTTTGCGGACATTTTGAACTGGGGCGCAAAGGAGGGTGAGACCTTCGGCGTCACCATGCGGGACAACACGGAAGCAAACAAAGAGTGGAATGAGTCCGTAGCGGATGCAGAGACTGCCGAGGACTATTTTAATCTGGCATTGCAGGAGTGTGAAACCCAAGCTGACCGGACAAATCTGATTCTCCAGGCTATGGCTGGCCAGGGACTTACAGACGCTGCAGAGGCGTGGCGGGACAATAATGAGGAGATTATCAATACCAATGAAGCCCAGGCGGATTTTGAGGAAGCCCAGGCACGTCTTGGAGAAGAGCTCAGTCCTCTGAAAGATGGTCTTACGAACCTGGCTACAGACGGGTTTAACTTCCTGGCGGACGCTGTTGCAGACGCAAAAGACGCCATGAAGGAGTTGGGTGACTGGTGGGAAACTACCAAGCAGAGCCTCAATGAGCTTCTTGGAATTAAGCCTCCTGCCAAGGCTATCAAAAATTATGCTGATGGCGTGAAACTTGCAGTGAGGCGTGAGTTTGAGATTCACTCTCCATCCCGGTGGGCGGAGGATGAAGTGGGCGTTCCTCTGGGCCAAGGTGTGGCCGAAGGACTGAAGGACAGCATTTCCTATGTGGACCGGGCTGCGGAACAGATCGGTCGGGCTGTGGAGAACAAGATTCTGGAAACCCAGACGGCCCTGGAGCGGGAGCAGGAGGACCTAGTAAAAGAATCTCTGGACACTCAATTAGAAGCCTTGGAGACGTTCCGTGATGAGTATACCAATGCTCTGAAGGATATCCATGGCCGCCAACAAAGTATGGCAAAGCGTCTAGCCGGGTATGGGGACCTCTTCACTTGGACCGAGAGCCATTCGGAGGGTATCTTAGACTTGGGGGACCTGCAGGAGCAGATCGATGCCATCCGTGAATATGGCGCGGCCCTGGAGTCCCTAAAAGCCCGGGGCACATCTGAAAGCCTTCTGGATGAAATCGTTGGCCTTAGTGTTGATGACGCCACGGCCTACACGAACCAGCTCCTGAAAATGACCGACGAGGAGTACGCATCCTATGTTGCCCTGTGGGAGGAGAAGCAAGCAGCCGCCGCGGATATCGCCAGACAGTTCTACTCCAACGAGCTGCGGGGTCTTGAGGAGGAATTCGTGGATAAGCTTCCGGAGGCTCTGAATGAGCTGAAAGCAGAGCTGGAGTCTGTTGGCTCCAACTGCGCCCTGGGCCTTGCGGAGGGCTTCAAAGCAGAAAGTAACGCCGTGCGGGATGCCTTTGTATCTACGACAGAGGCCGCGTTGGCCGCTGCGGAGCAGGCTATGGGGGTCCATTCTCCGTCCACGGTTTGGGCAGGATTTGGCAAAAATCTGGCTCTGGGCTTGGACAACGGCTTCACGGAGGCTATGGAGGCGGTTTCTGTCCGTATGACACGAGCGATCCCCACACCGACGGTGGAGACCATGCGGCAAACAGCGGCGGGGCTGGTCAATGGGCTCTCTGCCATCAATTCCGGCATCCAGTTTCCCCGCGAGATCGTACTGACGCTGGAAAACGGCCAGCAGATTGCCCGGTGGCTGCTGCCGTACAGCCGGGCGGCTGCCCGGGCCAACCCGGAGGTGGGGAGGACATGAGTGGCATGACGCAGCTGATCCTCAATTCCAATATCGCACTTCCGTACACCAGCGGGGACAAATACTGCTGTTATCCGGGGACCCTGTCCCAGCAAGTAGAAATGATTTCCGGCCGCATGGTGGAGGAGGAGCGAGGCCATGTGCAGATGATTGAGTATGCTTATGACTACATGGGCAACGATCTAATGCGGCAGGCACTGACAGTGCTGCGAAGAGGAAAGAGCTTCCCGGTGGCGTATCTGCCGGACGAGGGGGACGAGCTGGTGAGCGGGATTTTCCTGTGTACCAGCATTACCCAGCCGACATTTGCTTTCAGTCGGTATGGGGTGTCTTACTGGCACAACTTTGCGTTTACGCTGCGGGAGGTCAAGCCCCACGATTAAGCGTGTCCGCTTCTGACACAGGGAGGAGGTAGCAGAATGATCCAGAGCACGGCGGCCTATCAGACGGCTATCACGGGGGACGCCCGGCGAGTTCTGCTGCGGGCCATCGTTGAGATTATTGACCCGGATATTTCCTACACCGCAGTCTCTAGCAGCGGAGAGGCGGTAATTTCACAGTCCATTCAGCTCCATGACAAGGAGACGGAGATAGGCCCCTGGTATGCTACGCTGGAGAGAAATCGCTGGCTTCTAGATGGGACATTCCATATTTTTCCGAACAGTTTCCAGGGGGAGGGGCAGCAGGGCTTTGTAGGAGACGTACTAAGCGGAGATAACGGTGTATTCTCCACCCCTCCTTGGGTACAGCTCAACTTCTCAAATGTGTCTATCCTCCAGGCATTTTCTGTATATTTCCCTCAAATGGATTTCGAGGGGGTTCCAGACACGTTCACTGTGGAGGTAATCCAGGGCGGCACGACCTACTTTACCAAGACTGTCGCCGGAAATACAGCGGAGCACGCATCCTTTGACGGCTTTACGGTCCAAAATCCGGACTGCATCCGGCTGACGGTGTCCAAATGGTCCCTGCCAGGGCGGAGAATGCGGATTCCGGAGATGATCCCGGGCCTGTATGAAGCCTGGACCGGAGATGTAATCGCGGAGTTCAATGTAGTGCAGCAGGCCAACTTCGCGGCGCTGGCGCTGCCATACGGAACCTGTACTCTGCGGATGGACAACCTGGACCGGCGATTCGAACCGCGTAGCAAGAATGGAATCTTCCAGAGCATTGAGGAGCGGCAGGGAATCTCCGCATTCCTGGGTGTGCGGCTGCCGGATGGGAGTGACGACTACAAGCCTATTGGCATCTACTACCAGCATTCCGGGGGATGGACTACCGGCGACAATGGTATCACCATGCAATGGGACCTGGTAGATATCGTTGGGCTAATCGCCAATCGTGAATACATCCCGCCAGCCTCGCTGCCTACCACTTTGGAAGGCTGGGTGGCCTCCATCGTTACCCAGCTGGGGAGCAACTTTGCGAACCGATACACAGTGGACCCTGACTATGCCAACATCTCTCTCACAACCACATTGGACGCGGTGCAGGGGAAAACCTGCGGACAGATTCTTTTGTGGTGCTGCCAGGCCTCTGGGACCTTTCCACGGGCAGACAGCGAGACCGGCTATCTCACAGTGGAGCCGTTCTGGAGTCAGGGCAACAAATTGGACTTGGACAATATGGAGACGTACCCCACCATGCGGGCCAACGATGATGTGGGAGCGTTGATCTTCACACTGGCCGACGGCAGCGACACACAGTATGTGGTGAGCGGCACCAGCGCCGCCAGCTCCAATACGGTGAGCATTGACAATCCTTTCATTAAGACGACGGATCAGGCTCTAAGGGCGGCACGGCTGATCCTCTCTACTTACGGCGGGAATGTGTTGGAGACCGTGGGACGGGGGAACCCATCCAGCGAGATCGGAGATGTGGACACGGTTTGGCTGGACGAGTCCCAGGCCACCACGGGGCGGCGGCAGGTGCAGACGTTCCAGTTTGTGAACGGTGTCCTTCAAGGATGCCAGTCCACCATCCTGCAGGCGGATGGCTCGTATCTCTATGAGGAGTGGGCGGTTATTACCCAGAGCGGGACCTGGATGGCCCCGGCAGGCGTCACCCAACTGAGGGTCATCGTGGCCCAGGGCGGCCAGGGCGGCGGCAGAGGTCAGGACGGCTATTGGGTCAGTAACGGCGGCAGCAATATTTCATCCAATGGTTATAGTTCAGAAGAGGGAGAGCGAGGCGTGGCTGGCCAGGGTGGAAAGGTCTGGTATGGGACCATTGATATCAATCCGCAACAGACCTTTGAGGTCCGCATCGGCAAGGGCGGCGCGCCAGGGACAGTGTATGGCCAGCCGGGCGGCTTGGGCGAGGAGACCACGTTTGGCGCTTACACCAGCGCCAACGGCAAGGTATACCCGGTAGGCTTTACTGACGTGGCCAGCGGCAGCGTCTACGGACGCACCGGTGTGCCTGCCCCTGTAGGCGGCACCGGAGACGGCGCACAGGGCGGCAACGGGGGAACAGCTGGCGCGGGGCATATCGAGCAATATGAGTATACCCCAGACGGAGCCGCATCCTCTGTGGTCAATATCGGCACCAAATGGGTGGTAGACAAGGAACCTGGCCCTGGCCAGCCGGGGCAGCCAGGCGCGGATGGTGTGGTTATTATCTGGTGGGACCGTGAGAAGGCGGAGACATAAAAAAACCGCCCCCGGTGGGGGCGGAAAATTACCGACGAGACAGCTTATACAGCATATATTGGTTTAAACTGACGCCTTCCATGTCAGCCGCTTCTTTGAGCTCCTTATGGAGGCTTCGAGGGATGCGGAGGACGAGCCTTCCACTGTAGTTCTCCAAATCGGCTTTAAAATCTTCCAGGGATTTTATAGAACCATCATCCATGGCTTCAGCTGCAGCCAAACTTGCGGAATCTTCAGCGCTCAGAGTTTCCGGTGTTCTTGCATTGATTTCCGCAAAACGCCTTTCTACATCCGCGGGCGTCAACTTGGGACCCATAGAAACGCCTCCTTCTATAACCATACGACAATCACAAAAATCAGAATTCAGTACCTGATCAATACTTTATGTTAGTTCTGGTATTGATCTCCAGGACTAAAATAACCAACTCGCCCTTAACCCATTCAAAGATTATGCGATAATGAGGAATTTTATAACGATAGCGGTTCTTCTGACCCGCTAAGGGGACAATATCCCCTTCTAATACTGACAGCTGGTCCAATGCCTTGTATAGCTTTTTTCGAGTTGCTTCATCGACACCGGACAGGTATTTCTGTGGCTGCTTTTTCAGCTTTATCTCCACAGAGATCCCTCCTTATCTTGTAATAAAGCTATCTCGCGGCAACTATATAGTATCATATACGGTATCATTTGTCAAGTTTTTTGGAAGACCGGGTGAAAATTTTGGAGCCTATCATCGTAACCGCACAATTCGATCCCAATCCGGCAGGGGAGGGGGGCGTGACGCTGCTACGGGTGGTTGCCCTGGATGCGGAGACCAGCCCGGCGGGGGTAGTCCATCAGTCCGGGGAGTTCCGGGCCGGGGAGGTGTAGTCCATGGCGATTATACAGGTGCGAGCCCAAGTCAACGGCATCTGGTATGCCCTGACTTACGATGCAGCCCAGCGGTGCTATGTGGCGGAAATTCCGGCGGGAGAGACCTCAGCAGATCAGCCAGGAGGCTGGTACAACGTGACAGTGGAGGCCTCCAACGATGCCGGCAACACCGCCTCAATTGACGGGGAGTCGCTTTCGTCCCTGCGGCTGGTAGTCAAGGACCTGACCGCCCCTACAGTAACGCTGATTTCCCCGCCACAGGGATATTTGACTACAGCTGCACCGTCCATCATCGCAGACCTGACGGACGAGAGCTCCGGGGTGGACATCACTACTCTGGTAGTGACTATCGACGGAAAGCCGGAGTCCAGCGTGACCACTGAGGCCATTGCGGGCGGCTACCGGGCTACGATTTCACCGACGTTGGCGGATGGGCTCCATACGGTAGAGATCGCTGTCAATGACCAGGATGGCAACACGGGGACGCTTGAACTTCTGTATACCGTAGACACCGTGCCGCCGGAACTGGTGGTGTGGGACCATCGGCTGGTGGTGGATGATGAGATGGTGTTGATTCAAGGCATCGCTCATGATAATGCAGGGGTCTCTATAACCGCCTCCACAGGCAAATGGACCGGGAACACCGCCCCCGCCACAGATGGCTCTTGGAGGCTCTCTGTGCCTTTGGAAGTGGGTGTCAACGAGATCACCGTCACTGCGACCGATGGGGCGGGGCTTACTGCGTCCTGGACGGGCAAGGTGGTGCGGATGATCACGGACCGGGTCCAGGCAGACCTGGACGCGCTCAACGCCATCCTGCGTCGGTTTGCGGCGGGGACAGAGACGGAAGCGGACTGGGCGGCTGTCAACAGCCCAACGCAAAGAGGCGCGTATAACAACACGGACCTCAACCGGGTTGGAGCGGCGGTGGCACTGCTGACGGAATCCCTCAATGCCCAGGGCTATCACCTGATTACCAGCCCAAAAACGGACTGGGCAGAAGCGGATATTCCCATGGAGACGCCGATAGAGACATACCTTCAAAACGTGGAAACCATTTTTCGGGCCCGGCTGGTACAGACACCGTACATCACCCTCCCGGCATCTATGTCCGGTTTGAAACTGGAAGGGGCCAATCATATCGAGTGGGCGCTGGTGTGCGTGGACGAGATGACGCCTGTGGTGAAAAAATCGTACATCTACTCCGGAGAGGCATTCTGTAGTGAATTTTAGAAAGAGGGTGGATTCATGCAAGATGGCATCATGAAAGGCACCGGCAACAGCCGGTATCTCAAAAGTATTGCGGATTTTCTGACGCAGTACCCGACATACCAAGAGTTTGCCGCAGCACTGGCCGCCGGGACACTACCGGTGGACTTCAACGGCATCAACGAAACTGGCTGGGAACAATTGGGGACAGTCTTAAACAAGGCCAATTTGCTGAGTGATGAGACGGCGGAGGCGCTGGGACTTGCGAAGGAGATAACGGTTGATCTGTCTGCTGTGAAAAAGGGAGATGTGATCAAACTCAAAGAGGGCAACCATTGGGCTGATTTTATCTGTGTGCCTGATTATGAGAGTGAGCTGAACGGAGCGGGACGGGTTCTACTGGTCCGCAGCGGCGGATATGACTTTGTGAGTAATTTCGCCGCTAGCAACGGCGAATACGCCGAAAGCACGGTGGATGCGGCTTGTCAGTCTTACAAGGCGAATCTGACGGCGGAAGTCCAGGCCGCAATCCTGCCAACAAAGTTCCGTTACACCGCCTCAGGAAATACCACCGCTGTGAGCACACTTACAAGAGACGTGTTTGTGTTGTCGGTGACTGAGATTTATGGGCCGCTCAATTACACCAATCAGGAAGGAACGTTTCTGGATTTGCCGGTAAATGCTCTGAAATATGGCTTCGCCCAGTGGACAAGAACCCCAAGAAACAATAGCGCTGGCAGCGCGCATCTCTATTATCTGGGGGCTGCCACGAACGAATACACCAACACGATACGTGTAACCGATGCGGCTGTTAGCAATGGCGGCGGAACATTCGCGCCCTGCTTCTCGCTTCCGGCGTCTTTCCCGGCCTATTCGTACTATGAGGATGACTACGGGAATGTTTACGATGATGCTCCCGGCGCACCAACTCCCGACTTGGCTTTTCAGATGCTATATCAACTGACATCAGCAAAATGCAAGGTCCTGAACAAATTTGTGACAAATGGTGTCAATGACCCTATCTTCGTCCTAGGGCCTGGGATCGACTTTTTTAAACGTCACTGGCTCGTCATCAAGCAGAACGCTTCCGCTACAAAAGATTATTCGAGTTTGAATATTTTTTTTAATGGGAGTTACAGCATACAGTCCCGATCTGTTATATCCTCTTCATCCACAAGTATCACACAGCCGAATTCAAACGATGTGGCTGTTGGGTCTGAACCTATGATCATTTCTGTCCGCCTGTTTTCTCCTGGAGAACGAGTGCGAAACGGCTGTATGGAATGGTCTGATGCCACAACCGCAGCCCATCACTATTATTCTTTTTCTGCCAATACTCAAGCTATATATTCCAGGGCGGAATCTATCGGCCTCTACGGAACGAAATATTTAGGCATTGGAACAGAAATATTTTTCTGTGAAGAGCTGTAAAGGGAGGTGCAGACATGGAACAAACCGTGATGCTGTTATACCCGGACGGGCGGACGGAGCAAACCATTATGGATATCCCGGAGCCGGAGATGGAGTTGGAGCCAGCTCTCTCTATGGAAGACATAACCCTAGATATGCTGGCAGACCACGAGGAACGCCTGTGTATGCTGGAACTCACCGCCCTATGATGAGAAAGGAGAAACCCTATGTCCACTGTGTATAATCTTTGCAAGCTGTTAATTGACCGAGGCCGGACGGAAGGCCTGCAGGAGAAGATGGATGTGTATCTGGCGGCGGACAGGCTGACCCCGGAGGAGTACAGCGCCCTCAGTGAAATGCTAACTGCGGAGGCGGCTGAGTAAGGAGGTCCGCGTATTGAACACGGAGATCATTTGCGCCCTGATTGCGGGCGGGGCTTCGGTGCTGGCGGCACTGGCGGAGCGGCGCAGCCGGCAGAGCGCCAAGCGGACAGAGGCACGGGCCCAGCGCCGGGAGAAGGAGAGCCGCCTTGCCATGGAGCTGATGTACGCGAATTGCGCGCTCTCCCTCACCACTGCCAAGAAGCTGGCGGGGATGCATACCAACGGCGATGTGGAAGAGGCCATGGAGGCCGCGCGCAGCGCGCAGGAGGCTTATGTGGATTTTGTCAGAGATGAGGCGGCCCGCAACATCAGCAAGGTCTGACGCCAGGCGCCGCGAAAAAGAACGGCGCCCTCTCCAGTAAGAGGACGCCGCCGTGCCCGCAGTCACCACATATGAAACATCCGCTTGGTTGAGAGACAAAACGTTTCAGAAAAAGAAAGGAAAAAACGCGGGCACAGCTTCACCTTATCACGTTTGATAGGATTTGACCAGTCAAAAACCGGCACAGCCGGAAATTTAGAAAGGAAGTATCTATCATGAACAAGACCATCAACGAGATCATTAACAATTACACCAGTGGCAAGACTCCCGTGGGGGACACCAACAAGGCACTGAAAGAGGCCGGTGCTGGATTTTCCTTTCAGCCTGGAAAGAATGCCCTGA